CTCAGTAGCATGAAGGGGACATGGATCATAATCAAAATCAAATTCATCATTTAGAATCTCATATAATTTAGGTGGGGTTTCCCAATGATCTGAATGTTCTAATGCTCTTATTTTTGGCATAGCAATATTCTACATGACAGATCGGAATATATAAACTGGAATTACTAGATGTTTTTTATTTTGACTAGATATTGTGCTAATCTAGGTCATGGGATACTATATATGCAATGAGTGTCTATTGACAAACAGGATATAAGTAGTTATGGACCAAAAAATATGGGAGACATGATGGAATCTTTTAATGAAGAAAAATCAGCTGCCCTAGCCAGTGAGCAAAATCATTACGAAGATTCTAAAGAGAATTGCAGCAAAGAAGAAATAAGAAGAGATGTATTCTCTACTGCAGACGAAGCAAGAGAGAGAGCGGAAGAAATAGGTTGTGAGGGTATTCACTCTCATTCAGAAGATGGGCAAGAGATCTTCATGCCCTGCTCAACACATGATGAATATGTAGAAGCTACAGGAGAAGATGTGAAAGCAGATTCAGAGTTCCTAGAGTTTAAGTCCAGTATTAAAGCCTATGATGATGAAGAAGAAGATAAAGACTACGGCAGTTTTGAAGGATACGGATCTGTATTCGGCAACAAAGATCTTGGTAATGATGTAATAGAAACAGGAGCTTTTGCCAAATCCCTAAAAAGAAAAAAACCTCATAATGTAAAACTCTTATATCAACACAAAACAGATATGCCAATCGGTGTATTTGACGAAATCAAAGAAGATGATCACGGCTTATATGTAAAAGGTAGACTTGCTTTAAAAACACAAGCAGGTCAAGAAGCATACGAGCTAATGAAAATGGGTGCACTTGATGGTCTAAGTATTGGATTCAGAGTGAACCCTGAACAAGTTTCTTACGATAAACGCAACAGAAGGCGTTATATCAAAGAAGTAGATCTAATGGAAATATCCTTAGTGACCTTCCCTATGAACCCGAAGGCAACTATCAGGTCAGTGAAGGCTAAGGAAATGACCATCAGAGAGTGGGAAAATGGACTGCGAGACGCTTTCAATCTATCCCGTTCAGAAGCGAAGGTTGCTGCAGCTGCAGTGACAAAATCATTTGACGATTCTCAGCGAGAGGTTGAGACCGCAAATGCTGAATTGGTAGAAGCCATAACAAACTTAACTAAAACCTTAAAATCATAACAGGAGTATATTATGTCGGAAGATGTAAAAACTGCTATCAATGAAATGGGCAAAACCTTTGAAGAATTTAAAAAGGTAAATGACCAAAGACTTGAAGCGATTGAAAAAGGTGAAAGCGTTGCTGACTTAGATGAGAAGATGTCTAAGATTGAGTCCAAACTAGACTCTCTTGAAGAAGTAAATCAAAAACTAAGCCTAGCAGAGCAATCATCTAATGAGGTCAAGGAGCAAGTAGAGAAATTAGAGACAGTCATTAAAAGACCTAACTCAGGTTTCTCAACTAAGCAAGTTGACGAATATATGGGTGCTTTTGACAAATATTGCAGAAAGGGTATTGAATCTCTTGACGCAATGGAACGCAAAGCACTTACAGTAAGCAATGATTCTACTGGTGGTTATTTAGCACCGCCTGAGTATGTCAGAGAGCTGTTAAAAACAGTGACTGAGATCTCACCAATTAGATCTATTGCTAGAGTAAGATCAACTGGACAAAGATCTATTCAGATTCCTAAAAGGACTGGACAGTTTGCTGCTCAGTGGGTTTCAGAAAGTGGAACAAGATCAGAAACAAGTGGTTATCAAGTAGGACTTGAAGAGCTACCTGCACATGAGCACTACGCTCTAGTAGATATCTCTGAGCAAGACTTAGAAGATACAGTGTTTGATCTTGAAGCTGAAATGCAATCAGAGTTCAGTGAGCAATTTGCTAAAGCTGAAGGTGCTGCATTTGTAAGCGGTAATGGTGTTGGTAAGCCTGAAGGCTTCATGTCTAACAGCAGTGTTGGCGAAGTAGTATCAGGAAGCGGAACAGCAATTACAGCTGACAGCTTAATTTCATTGGTGCACAACATTAAATCTGAATATGGCAAAAATGGTGTATTTGTATTCAACAGATCAACATTGGCAGCTATCAGAAAGTTAAAAGATACTGCAGGTCAGTATGTGTTCCAAGCAGGTATGAGCCTACAAGGTGGTGCTACAAACACTATCTTAGGTTATCCATATATTGAAGCTAGTGACATGCCTTCAGTTGGTGCGGGTGCTTATCCCGTTGCTTTCGGAGACTTCTCAAGAGCTTATATGATTGTGGATAGAGTAGCGTTAGCGGTTCTAAGAGATCCATTCACACAAGCTACAACTGGTAATGTTAGATACATTGCAAGGCGTAGAGTTGGTGGTCAAGTGGTTCAAGCTGAAGCGATTAACAAATTAAAAATAGCAGCTAGTTAATAGGAGTAAGTAATGCAAGATTTAAGTAATAACATCAAATTAATGCAATCTTTAGCTCCTGCTGTCCGTGACGCAGACGCTAACGGAGACGGAGTTGATATCCAAGGCTACGAAAATGTGGCTATTGTTGTTGACTCAGGCGTTGAAGGTATCACATTAAGTGGCACAAACAAGATTGAGTTTGAATTAGAGCACTCTGATGATAACTCTTCTTGGAGTGACGCAGAATCTGCTGATGTAAACGGATCACTTGGTTCAGGTGGTTTGTTCTTAACATTAGACGATAATGCCGAATCTCCGCAGATCTCAGAAATTGAATATTTAGGTTCAAAGAGATATGTGAGAGTTGTTGCTAACTTTAGTGGCACACACGGAACAGGAACACCTTGTTCAGCATTTGTAATTCTTGGTAAGCCAAGACACGCACCTGCTTAATAGGAGTTGTATTGTTTAGAGGGGTGGTAAAACACCCCTCACTTTAAAAAGGAATAATTATGAGTAGAAAGTTTAAAATCATAGTCCCAAAACCCGCAGCAAGTAATGAGCTTGGAACAGAGATAGAGCTTCTCAAAGCAGACGAAATTGTAGAGTCTAAAGGTAAATGGCATGACTCAATCCTAGATCAATTTGTTGAGAATGGTTGGGCAATGGAAGTCAAAGTAGATTCTGCAGATGAAGTTGTAGAAGTTGAAGCTGAGATCAAAAGAGCAAGAAATGAAGATGGAACTTTAAAAGGTGATGACCCTGAAACTCCTGATGTGAATGAAGCATGGGAAGGTGGGAAAGCACCAGTGAAGAAAGCTGCAAAGAAGAAAACTACTAAAAGAACTACTAAGAAAAAAGCATAAGAGCACTTTTCTTGGTATGATTAAAATAGCAGAAGCTAGAGTTTAGAAATGGTAGACACCATGCGATTTATAGGATTATTTTATGGCAGCAGGTTATCATCATTTCATATTAGAGCAAGGAGCTACTTTTAGGCAGATTCTGACCTTAAAGGACAGCTCAGGTAATCTTATAAATCTTACTGGATATCCATCAGCAGAGATGGATCTCAGACGAAATCAAGACGATTCCTCAGAAGTAATCACCCTTACAACTGCAAATAGCAGAATAACATTAGGTGGTTCGGCAGGAACAATAACACTAGAAATATCCGCAACAGACACCGCAGCTCTTACAGTTGGTGATGGTGTCTATGATCTTGAGCTTGTAGACAGCTCAAACAGAACTCTAAGGATCATGGAAGGGACATATTCTATTAGAGGAAATGTAAGCAGATGAGCATTATAGATAGCATAACAATTACCGATAACACAAATATAAGTGTAGTCACTGTTGCTACACAAGGTCCGTCAGGTCCAAATCAGATCCTTGCTAAATCGGTAAACAATATAACGCTATCCTCAAGTGATAATGGTGGTGCTCTTATCTATGATTCAGGCAACGGAGTTTGGACTGTATCAACTCAAGGATCTTCACCAACAGTAAAAGTCAGAGAATTAACATTTAGCGGGGGTGGAGTAGCTGTCACGCAGATCCTAGACGAAGATAATCTAGGCTCTAACAGTGCTTCTAGCCTTGCTACACAACAATCTATTAAAGCCTATGTAGATGGTCAGATCGCCAATATAGACGCTCTGAGCGTGTCTGACGGCTCTACAAGCATACAAATACTTACTGCAAGTGAAACATTAGGAATTATTGGTGGAACAGGTATCACATCTTCCGCTGATGGCAACAATGTCACTCTCAGTATCGGTCAAGCTGTTGGAACAACAGATAATGTGACCTTCAACAATGTTGTAGTCTCAGGAAACTTAACAGTCTCAGGAACTCAGACTACTCTAAACACTGCAACGCTATCAGTAGCAGACAATAAGATTGTTTTAAACTCTGACTATAGCGGAAGCTCCCCTACAGAAAATGCAGGTATAGAGGTTGAGAGAGGGACTGAAGCAAACAAATCTTTTGTTTGGAATGAGACAGATGACAGGTGGTCTGCAGGAAGCGAGTCAATATCTGCCAACAGCTACTTCATAGGATCAACAGAGATCATAGATAGTAGTGGTAATTACACTGGTCCATCATCAGGTCTTAAAGGTCAGAAGGGTGAGGTTGGTGAGACTGGTCCTACAGGTTTAAAAGGACAAAAGGGAGAAGCAGGAGAGAAAGGTCAAAAAGGTCAGTTTGGTAATACAGGTAATACTGGACCAACTGGACCTACAGGTCCAACAGGATCTACAGGAAGCAAAGGTCAGAAAGGCGAGATAGGTGACAAAGGACAGAAGGGGGAAGTTGGTGTTCAAGGTGTCACTGGAGACAAAGGTCAGAAGGGAGAAATTGGAGCAACAGGTAATACAGGAGACAAAGGTCAAAAAGGAGAAGTAGGTCAAAAAGGACAGACTGGAAGCACTGGAGCTACTGGCGATAAGGGTCAGAAAGGAGAAATAGGTGCAACAGGAGACAAAGGACAAAAAGGAACTACAGGATCTACAGGACCTACAGGCAGCACTGGACCAACTGGACCAACTGGTTCTACAGGCGATAAAGGTCAAAAGGGAACTACTGGAGATACAGGACAGACTGGTGACAAAGGTCAGAAAGGTCAACTAGGAACAACAGGTCCAACAGGACCTCAAGGTGTGACTGGACCGACTGGACCAACAGGTTCTAAAGGGCAGAAAGGAGAAGTTGGTTCTAAAGGTCAGAAAGGAGAAGTTGGTGTTCAGGGTAATACTGGATCAAAAGGTCAGAAAGGAACTACTGGTGATAAAGGACAAAAGGGTCAAACAGGTAATTTTGGTGGACAATCCTTTAACTATACATTCTCAACAAACACTGTAGACAGTGATCCAACAGCAGGGAAGCTGAAGTTCAATAATTCCGATCTGTCACTGGTTCAGAATCTATACATAGATGATGAAGATAATGGTGGCACTGATATTCAGACATTCCTCAGAACTATAGATGATTCTGATTCTGCTATTAAAGGGCATGTCAGAGTGTCTAATAGAGACAATGCAAATGATTTCGCCATGTTCTCTATTGGTGGAGTTATTACAGAAGCAACTGGCTATTTCAAAGTTCCAGTATCTTACATATCAGGTTCAGCAACTTCTTTTAGTGCAGATGAAAGCCTAACAGCTACATTTGCTAGAACAGGTGATGTAGGAGATACAGGTGCAAAAGGTCAAAAAGGAGAAACAGGATCAACAGGATCTACTGGAGCTACGGGTCAAAAGGGTGCTACAGGAAATACAGGTGAGACAGGACCTACTGGAGCACAAGGACCGACAGGTCCTACAGGACCAACTGGAGCGACTGGTTCTGCAGGGTCAGATGGCTCAGATGGTGCTAAAGGTCAGAAGGGACAACAAGGACAATCAATTACTGGCGATAAAGGGCAGAAAGGTGAAGCAGGACCTACAGGAGCAGCAGGAAATGATGGATCTGATGGAACAGATGGTTCAAAAGGACAAAAAGGTGAAATTGGAGCTACAGGAGATAAAGGACAAAAGGGAACAACTGGTGCAACAGGTCCAAGCGGATCTGACGGCAATGATGGCTCTGATGGTAGTAAAGGACAGAAAGGTGAAGCAGGGTCTAACGGATCTAATGGATCAGATGGAGTTGATGGTGACAAAGGTCAGAAAGGACAAACAGGATCTACTGGACCTACTGGACCACAAGGAACTCAAGGGGATCAAGGAATTGCAGGAGACAAGGGTCAGAAGGGTGAAGTAGGCTCAACTGGTCCACAAGGCTCAACAGGACCTGCAGGACCTACAGGTAGTGCAGGTAGTGATGGATCAAAGGGTCAAAAAGGAGAAGTAGGATCTCAAGGTTCTACAGGTCCAACAGGACCGCAAGGTGATCAAGGACAAAAGGGTCAAACAGGCTCAACAGGTAGTGCAGGTGCTAAAGGACAAAAGGGTGAAATCGGAGTCACTGGAGATAAAGGACAAAAAGGACAAACAGGATCTACAGGTAGCCAAGGACCTTCAGGACCTACTGGTGGAGATGGTCCTACTGGTCCACAAGGCAGCAAGGGACAAAAAGGTGAAGTTGGTAGCACTGGATCGCAAGGCGACACTGGAGCTACTGGACCAACAGGTCCTACAGGACAAAAAGGAGCAACAGGTAATACAGGACCTACTGGTCCTACAGGACCGCAAGGAAACGCAGGAACTGATGGTTCAGATGGTTCTAAGGGACAAAAAGGAGAAGTAGGCTCAACAGGTCCTACTGGATCTACAGGTCCAACAGGAAATACAGGAAGCACTGGAGACAAAGGACAGAAAGGACAGACTGGTAATACAGGAAATACAGGTCCTACTGGTCCTACTGGTCCTGCAGGTTCAGATGGAGATGATGGTAGTAAAGGTCAAAAAGGTGAGGTAGGCTCAACAGGTTCTAAAGGTGAAAAAGGACAAAAAGGACAAACTGGCGGGACTGGTCCTACAGGTTCTACTGGTCCATCAGGTAATGATGGTAATGACGGCTCAAAAGGTCAAAAGGGTGAAGTAGGAGCTGCAGGAAGCAACGGATCAGACGGAGCTAAGGGTCAGAAAGGGCAAACAGGAAACACTGGTCCTACAGGCTCTCAGGGCGATACAGGACCTACTGGACCTACGGGTTCTAAGGGACAAAAGGGTCAAACTGGTAATACAGGTTCTACAGGATCTGCAGGATCTAAAGGTCAAAAAGGTGAGGTTGGATCACAAGGAAACACTGGTCCTACAGGACCTGACGGACCTACAGGACCTACAGGCTCTACAGGAAGTAAGGGACAGAAGGGACAAACAGGTGCGACAGGACCACAAGGAGCTCAAGGCGATACAGGTCCGACAGGCAGCACTGGTTCTAAAGGACAGAAAGGAACAACAGGAAACACTGGATCAACAGGTCCAACTGGAAGTAAGGGTCAGAAAGGTGAGGTAGGTAATACAGGTCCAACAGGTCCGACAGGATCTACTGGAACAGGTATTACTATGGAAGGTCAGGTTGCCCAAACAAGCAATCTTCCTTCTTCAGGCAATACAAAAGGTGACGCTTATATTGTTCAGGCAGATGACTCATTACATATTTGGGACGGAAGCCAATGGGTAAGCGGTGGATCAATTCAAGGTCCTCAAGGATCTAAGGGACAAAAAGGAACTACTGGTGGAACTGGACCAACTGGATCAACTGGACCTACAGGTCCTACAGGAAATGACGGAGATACTGGACCGACTGGATCTACAGGATCAAAAGGGCAAAAAGGTCAAACAGGCTCTACTGGTCCAACTGGATCAACTGGTCCACAAGGTAGCACTGGTCCAACAGGAGATAAAGGTCAGAAGGGAACTACTGGCTCAACAGGATCTACTGGTCCAACGGGTTCTACTGGACCTACAGGAGCAAAAGGTCAGAAAGGAGAAGTAGGAGCTCAGGGATCTCAAGGAGATACTGGTCCAACTGGTCCAACAGGAAGCAAAGGACAGAAGGGAACTACAGGTAATACTGGCTCTACTGGACCAACTGGCGGAACTGGTCCGACTGGTGCTAAAGGTCAGAAGGGTCAAACAGGAAATACAGGTGCTACAGGTCCTGCGGGTAGCAATGGAAGTAATGGTGCTAAGGGTCAGAAAGGAGAAGTAGGATCAACAGGTTCTCAAGGTGACACTGGTCCAACAGGACCGACTGGTCAAAAAGGTGCTACTGGATCTACAGGACCACAAGGATCTAAAGGTCAGAAAGGAACTACAGGTGCTACAGGTTCTACTGGACCAACTGGACCTGCAGGTTCAAACGGCTCTAATGGAGACAAGGGACAAAAAGGACAAACTGGTGCAACAGGTAGCACTGGACCTACAGGACCTGCAGGGTCTAATGGATCTAATGGAGCTAAAGGTCAAAAGGGTCAGACAGGTAATACTGGATCTACAGGTCCTACTGGTGGAACTGGTCCTACAGGACCGACTGGTGGAACAGGACCGACAGGAGCTAAAGGACAAAAAGGTCAGACAGGATCTACAGGTCCAACAGGCGGAACAGGTCCAACAGGATCAACAGGTTCAAAAGGTCAAAAAGGTCAGACTGGTAATACTGGTGGAACAGGTCCAACAGGCGGAACTGGACCTACTGGACAGAAAGGTCAAAAGGGACAGACAGGTGCTACAGGTCCAACTGGTTCAACAGGTCCTACTGGACCTGCAGGATCTAATGGTTCAAAAGGACAGAAAGGGCAAACAGGTAATACAGGTGGAACAGGTCCAACTGGACCAACAGGACCAACAGGGTCAACAGGTGGGACAGGACCTACAGGTCAGAAAGGACAGAAGGGTCAAACTGGCGGAACAGGTCCAACTGGACCAACAGGACCTACTGGTGGTGCAGGACCAACTGGACCGCAGGGTGGAACTGGACCTACAGGATCAACTGGTCCTACTGGAGCTAAAGGACAGAAAGGTGCAACTGGTGGCACTGGTCCTACTGGTGGAACTGGACCTACTGGTGGCACTGGTCCAACAGGACAGAAAGGACAGAAAGGACAGACTGGCGGAACTGGACCTACAGGTGGTAATGGACCAACTGGAGCAAAAGGTCAAAAAGGAGCAGCGGGTTCTAACGGAACAAACGGATCAAACGGATCTAATGGAGCTAAAGGTCAAAAAGGTGAAGCGGGTAGTAATGGTTCAAACGGATCAACTGGACCTACAGGACCAACAGGACCTTCAGGTAGTAATGGTGCTAAAGGACAAAAAGGACAGGCAGGTTCAAATGGTGGAACAGGACCAACAGGACCGACTGGTCCAACAGGACCTGCAGGTGGTTTCTCTACAAACTCAAACGCACAAGTTAATAGCCTTGGCGTAGGAACGGGTGCTAGTGGAACAGGTGGTGAAATTAGAGCTACAAACAATATTACGGCTTACTATTCTGATGAACGCCTAAAAGACTTTGAAGGCACAATCAAGAACGCAGTTGAAAAAGTCATGCAGCTGAACGGCTACTACTACTATGAAAATGAAGTAGCTAAAGAGCTTGGCTATGACAACGATAGATTGCAGGTAGGGGTAAGTGCTCAGGAAGTAGAGAAAGTGCTCCCTGAAGTGATTACAGAAGCTCCTATAGACCCTGAATACATCACTGTATGGTATGACAAACTAATTCCATTGCTTATAGAAGCAATTAAAGAATTAGCAGTAGATTCACACGCTCCAAAAGGATTAGAGGACCTAGATGGTTATAGAGACTTAGAGGAGAGACTACAAAAGCTAGAGGATAAATAATGGCGTATCATTCCAAATGGATTTATGAGTCCGATCTGCAAGAGCTTTTTGAGAACGGACAGTTTGAACAGGTGTTTCAAGGTAGTGAAAAGCATATAGCTTTAAATAACTATCAGTATCCAAAACTACCTAGCGGAGAAGAATTAGACTACCAAGGCAGACTATCTCACTGGGCACAAAAATTTATGGGTCATTTAAACGCTGATTTTCTAGGAGAAAGAATAGCAAAGACCGCATGTTGCATGGAAGATGGGAAAATACTATCACTCACCAATGGCTTTTATGAACCATCTACTAAAATTTGGCATGTTTCTTCAACATTAGTTGACTATGACAAGAATGGCAAAAAGACTTTCAGTTATATAAAAGAATATTCAGAAGTCTATATGGGATTGCCAAGATCATTAGGAGCAGAGCATGTTTGGCATTATGCGGAGCTAGGGTCTTTGTATCAATTTAGGACCGAAGCTGATGACGCACAAAATGCTAGGAGACCACATAAGTATGCAGATAAAGGTCATATTGTTGATCTGTATGGTGTGACAAGTAATGTAGAAACTATAGATTATAGTGTTGAGCTGCCAGTTTCACGCAAAGAGGACATAGAACCTCATGCAGATGGAACAGTAGCAGAGCATGATGAACCTGCTATAACAATGCAAAGCTACACTGCTGATCTACACATAACTAAAATACCATTCAATCCCTCATTTGATTGGACAACTATAGTATATGAGGGGACAAATAATAGGAGAATAGAAAGTGAGTAAATTAGATAATTCACCAAGTTTAGATGGTGTAAGAGATGTTATGTATCCAACATCTTCTACCACCGCAAATATTACATCAGGCAGCACTGAAACTAATGTGAAACTAGGTGCTGATAAAACAAGATTCCGTATGCCGATACATGGCGGTAGTGTTTTATCAAGTGGCACTGCAGTCCCTTCTAGGTATCCGTGGAGTTTTGATTCTACTACTAGCTCATACAACAGAAACAATTTTTTCCCTCATAGAGCCAATGACGCTGTTCAAATGGCGGACTTAAGATATAGTTTTAGAATGTTAGGTGATCAAAAATCTTATACAAGCACATCAACAAAATCTTCAACTACTAGGACTTTTAATGGGTGGTGCACACTTGGTGCAATGCAGGCTATTTCACAAAGCACATCAACAAGCAGAACAGCACAAGGCAGAGGAGTATCAAACGGAGATAACTCTTATACAACTTCTGCAATGCCATTTGATACTATCAATTCTAACCATGATGGCAACAAGTGGATTTCAGGTTTAATAAGTAAACAAGAAGGAGATATTTTTAGTGGTATAGAATATGACACTTATGTAGTTTTTGAAGGTTCAGGTGCTTCAACGAGTGACAATGACTGGAATACTATTGTTGCTAGAGTATTTGATGATTCAACAGGAGTTTTCAATATGTCTAATGGAACAAGTCCTATGCAACCTACTCAGCGTTGGCACTCAGGTGGTTCTGCAATGGCTACAACTGATTTTGATTTACATAGATCTGACGCTACTGTTTATACTTATGGTGGGCGTGTGGTTTATAACTGGTCAACATTCTTTTTCACTAGCATAGGTCAACAAGGATCTAATCCAATATCTTCTACAGGAACAGGAATGATAGTAAAGTTTTTCTAAATTAAGTATGCTATTATGGAATGACGAAGCCAAATGGCAGGAGCATTATGAATAGTCAATTTTATATGTGGGAAGGAGATCTTTCTGAAGATGAAGTAAATAGTATAATAACAGAGTGTGAATACTATAAATTAGAAGAAGCTGCTGTAGGTTATGGACCTGAAGGACGACTTAATACAACAGTCAGAAGCAGTGAAGTAAGATGGATCAATCAAGAAGATCCTAACTCAAGATTCATTGCCAATTTAGTTTGGAATTATACGCTACAAGCGAACAGATACGCTTTTGGTGTAGATATGAGACAGATTGGTGATATTCAATACACAACATATAACGCTGCAAATGAAGGACATTATGATTGGCATATTGATACTTTCATTGGCAACTCTTCAGCGTCAGATAGAAAGTTAAGCGTCACAATACAGCTCTCAGACAGTGATGATTATGAGGGCGGTGATTTTATCTTAGACACTAACCAAAAACCACCTAGAGAATCTCTTAGAAAAAAAGGCACTGTCCTAGTGTTTCCATCATTTATGCGACATAAAGTAGAGCCAGTCACAAAAGGCATTAGGAAAAGCCTTGTTGCATGGATTGAAGGACCACATTGGAGATGAAGTATTTTATAGAAATAGGATCTTGTGATTTTGACACCAACATAGATCTTATATCATCAGGTAATTGGCAGGGGGTTATGTGTGAACCTGCAGAGCTCTACCGCAATAATTTAGAGACATTGGTCAAAGATAATCCTTACAGATCCCATTTAGAAATTTTGCCCTATGCAATCAGTGATTTTGATGGAGAAATACTATTTGGAGAAGCTCAGGACAGCTCAGAAGGCTCTAGGAGCTTAGGTTCATGGCGTAGAGGTATCTCAAGTATCCTTGAAGAAAATCACAAGGGAGAACGCTTATTTGACCTTGCTAACAACAGACAGTTTCTTGCAAAAGAATACAAAGTTCCTTGTTGGACTCTTGATACTTTGATCAAGTTTGTAGGCTACGAACAGATAGATTATCTCAAGATAGACACGGAAGGACATGAGATGAATATTCTTGAGAACTATTCTTGGGACATAAAGCCATGTCTAATTAAACTTGAGCACTCTCATATAGACGATTTGTATGCAAAGAACTTCTTAGAAGCTCTAGGTTATATGGTCTATGTAGAGCAGTCAGACATATATGCAATAAGATGAAAAAACTTGTTATATCCCTTCTCAGGAGACCTGATAGAAAACGAGAGTTCCAAAAAAATAATCTTGTTGATTATGAATACATCAAAGCATTTGACGGCAGCAACGAAATATTCAGACATTGCAAAGGTAGAGATGGGTGGTTAGAGCCATTCAAAAAAAGACCGCTTTTGCAAAATGAAGTAGCTTGTTTCTTATCACACATCAAAGCATGGGAAAAAGTTGTAGAGCTCAATGAGCCATGTATTGTCATGGAAGATGACGCAATCATCAATGACACTTGGGACGAAGATCTATATGAATCATTCAAATATGATTTTGTATATCTACAAAGGAATGAGAATGAGCCAAATCTTGTAAGTCCTGCTGATCACGAAAAATTAGAGATCCCCTCTTATCCTTACAATATGACAGCATATAAGTTGACTCCTTTTGCAGCTAAATATCTCTTAAGCCAAGTCAACTATGAGGACATGATACCAGTAGATGAGTTTCTACCTGAGATCCTTAACAAACATTTTTTGAGAATTGCAGCTCTTAAAATTGACGCATGTAATCAACTGCCTAGGGAAATGGGTGACATAGAGCAGAGTAAACCTTTTAGAAACTACAAGATCCATGCCATGACTTGTGGAACAGATCGGAAAAAGTGCGAAAAACTAAACACCAGTGCAAAGCTGCATGGCGTAGAGATAGAGAACATAGGAACAAATGTAGTTTGGAAAGGAACAGATATGAGCTTCATGGGCGGTGGCATGAAGATCAATCTAATGAAAAAGCGTCTTGAGACTATGTATGAAGATGACATAGTTGTTTTTACTGACGCTTATGATGTTTTTTATGCAGATAATCTTGACACAATTCTTGAAAGATATGAGGACTTTGGTAAGCAGATAGTCTTTAGCGGTGAGCTTTACTGTTATCCTGATAGCTCTTTAGCAGAGCAATTTCCTGCAGCTCCAACAGAGTTTAAATATATCAACAGCGGAACTTATGTTGGTAGAGTCTCAGAACTAAAAAAACTATTTAACAATTATGAAATAGCAGATGATGATGATGATCAGCTGTATGTCCATAAATGCTTTCTAACGGGTTTTTTTGATATAGCTATAGATTATGAGTGCTACATATTTCAAACGAACTACAACGCAACTCAGAAGCTAGGAGAGCAACTTAATAACCCTGACACCCAATGTTGTCCATGTATCTATCATGGAAACGGGGGAGAAAGTGCAGCTCCAAAGTTTGAGTCTCTTTACAACGAGTTCTACCCCAAAACATCAGCAATGTTTATACCGCACTATAACAGAGTCAAATATTTGACAGATGACATGATTGTAGTTCCGTTTATGACTCAGACGCAGTGTGAAGATCTCATTGATATAGCTGACAAACATGGTGGGTGGGACTCTTTAGGCTATGACAAGTTCCCTGCAAAAGAGATTAGATTAAGGCAAATGGATTCCGATCTGCAGACGGATTTGTTCATAAAATTAGATAAACATTGGGAAGAACATATTGTTCCTCTTGTTGAGAGCTATTGGAAACCTCTTCAAATGTATGGCTTAAGAGACGCATTTGTAATGAGATATTCTATGGATACTCAAATAAAATTAGCCTTACACCATGACGCTTCTTTGGTGACTGGATCAGTAAAACTAAATGATGATTATGAAGGTGCTGATCTTTTATACCCAAGACAAGGCATTAGCAATAGAGATATTCCAGTAGGAAATATTCTTTTATTTGCAGGTGCAGTGACACATGGTCACGAATGTCTGCCTTTAAAAGCAGGAGTTAAGTATAGCTTGACAATATGGTCATGCAGATATATCGGTGATACAATCTAGTGAATATGGAAAATGTAAATAGAACATTTAGAGAAGAACAGTCAGACGGCTCATTTAAAGAATATGATGTAGAGAAGTTCTCTCAAGAAGGTCAAAGACACTTCTATCTTCTTGGCAAAGTCCAACAAGATTTGCAGGAAACTTCTGATAGATACCTCATATTAAAAGAAGCAGAATCTAGCTTGATCAGAAAAATAAAAGATCAGCTAAATGATGATTCAATTATCAAGGAGCAAGAAGATGACAGCAAAGACGGCAAAGAGCAGGATTGATCAGCACGAAGAAATTTGTGCACTCAGATATAAGAGTATTGAAGATCGCTTAGAGTCAGGCTCTGCTAGATTCATTCGCCTAGAACAAATGATATGGGGACTATACGCCCTGATAATTGGATCTCAATTATTAGGAGTGTTTATATAATGTCAGGCATATCAGTAGTCCAAGAACCCGCACAAGAACCAGTCACGCTACAAGAAGTAAAAGAATATTTAAGAGTAGAAGATAGCACTGACGAGAGAGTCATTAGACCTTTCATAGAAGCTGCACGAAGAGTTGCAGAAGAACACTTAGGTAGAACCTTAGTATCAACAACATACAGACAATTTATTGACTCACTTGATGAGTTAGAAGATCCATTATGGGAAGGTGTCCGTCAAGGTCCATATCTCAACTACTACAAGAATTATATTGTATTAGCTAAAGGACCAGTCACCTCTGTCACCCATGTGAAAACATATAATGATGATGACGAAGCAACAACATTTGCTGCGTCAAAGTATTATGTAGATAACGCTAGAGAACCTGCGAGAATAGTCTTAAGGCAAGGGGAGACGCTACCCTCTGCACTGAGAGTGGCTAACGCCATTGAGATTGAATATGTTGCAGGATATAGCTCTATATATTCAGTTCCTGAACCAATTAGATTGGGTATTCTGCAGCATATCGCTCACTTATACGAACATAGAGGAGACATGGGCAACTATTTAGAAGCTAGACTGATCCCTACAATGATCAAAACATTGTATGCACCTTATGTAATTCATAAGGGTCTAGGATCTAGCTCTCTGATGTCCGTTGGATAGATGGCAGGTAAAAAGACAAGCATATCAGTAGGAAGGCTAAGATATAAAGTAGCACTACAATCAGCTGCAGGAGCTTCTGACGGAGCAGGTGGATATACTGAATCATGGTCCACAATAGCTAATCTCTTTGCTGACATAAGACCTACAGGCGGTGACGAAGCCTATAGACAAGGCAAAGTCCAAGATAAGGTCACTCATAGGATCTATATCCGATACAGATCCGATATCAAAACGAGCTATAGAATCAGCTACGATTCTAGGATCTTCAACATTCAATCAATACTTAATTTAGATGAGAGAAATAGGTGGTTAGAGCTTACTTGTAGCGAAGGAGAAGCTGCCTAATGGCTACTTATAAGTCAGCTGATGAATTGATCAAGGCTATGGAAAAAAGGCTTACAGCAGGAGCTAAGAAGAGCTCTAAGAAGGTAGTCACTAAGGCTACTCTTTTAGTTCAGAACACTGCTAAAGAATCTGTAAAGCAAAAAGGGACGGGTAGAGTTTATAGAAAATATAATCCTAATAGAGTTCATCAGGCTTCATCACCAAACAATCCACCTGCTACTGATACAGGTTTCTTAAGTGCAAACATAACTATGAATATCAGAACTGGACATGATGGTTCTGTTATTGGACAAGTAATATCTGCAGCTCCATATTCAGCTGCATTAGAATTTGGCACAAAAGATATGTTAGCTCTAGGTGGTCCAAGACCATTTATGCAACCTGCACTAGAAAAGAATAAAAAGAAAATAGTAAAAATGTTTAAAGATGAGGGGATATTCAAATGAGCATAGGTCAATTTGCATTTCAAACTGCTTTATATAATGCCCTTAATGTAAGTGCTATAACTTCCGATCTGTCATGTGCAGTGACTAATCAACCTCTACAAGATCAATCATATCCATTTATTACAATAGGCGAAGAAACATCAGTTGATTATTCAACAAAAGATCTTGTTGGTGGAGAATATACAGTAAATCTTGATGTGTGGTCTCAATACAAAGGATCAAAAGAAGTCAAGCAAATTATGGACAAGATTCACGATTTGTTGCATGATAGTAGCATTAGTGTTAGTGGTTTTAATCTCATTAACTTGAGATTTGAGTTCGCTGATATAATGAGAGACCCAGATGGTGTCACTAGACATGGAGTCATGCGATTCCGAGCAATAATATTAGGTTAAGCTAATTTATTTATAGGAGAAAAAAATGGCAGCACAAAAAGGTCTTGATATGTTATTGAAGATCAACACTAGCGGAAGCTCTTATGCAACTGTTGGTGGTCTCAGATCAACTTCAATTACACTGAATGACGAAAGCGTTGATATAACTAATAAGGATAGTGCAGGTCACAGAACCTTATTAGCGGGTGGTGGAATGAACTCTGTTTCTATCTCAGCTTCAGGTGTCTTTACAGACGCTTCAACAGAGGAGACAGTTAGAGCAGCTTTCTTTGCACAACAAAATACATCTGATGGTTCATCAGCACAAACTCCTGCTTTTAAAAATTTCCAATTCTTGATTCCTGATTTCGGAACTCTTACAGGTTCTTTTCAGATCACATCATTGGAATATGCAGGTGAGTATAATGGTGAAGTGACTTACAGTATGTCTTTTGAGTCTGCAGGTTATATTACTTACGCAGCAGTATAAGGATAGATTATGGCTTGGAAACAAGTAATAGTTAAAGTAGGAAAAGATAAATATGAGTCCATGATGGACGATAATGAATTTATTGAAATGCCCAATGCTGTTGAAATCGGTTCGGTTTTGAATGTTGATGGAAAGGATCTTAAGGTCCTTTCATCATCAGTAATACTATCGGGAGATATGCTAAGAATCCATGTTGCAGGTGCAACCTCTAAACAGGAGAAATCAGATGACGGAAGTAAACAAGCTGAGGGGTGAAACCCTAGTCAATCTAGCAGGTAAAGATTACAAAGCTAGAATAACTATTAACTCTATCATGCAGATAGAGGATCAAGTTGGTATGGGCATAATCAAACTAGCTCAGATGATGAGCGAGGGGGATATTAGAATGTCTCATATAGTAAAAGTTTTAACCCCTGCGTTGAGGGGTGGTGGTAATGATTTGCAAGAACCGCAGATCATAAATTTAATTGAAAAGACAGGAGTGGTAAACGCTACAGCTGTAGTGGCACAACTTCTTGCTTCAACTCTAACTGACAATTCAGAGGAAAAGACAGACGAGGGAAAGCCACAAGAGGGAGAATAACAAGTGATTCCCTTCCCATCAAACGCTTCTATCAAGTATGTGTGGGCATGATGGGACAGTCTCCTAGTATATTTTGGGAATCATCACCGATTGAAGTCTACATGGCTATTGATGGCTTTACCGAGTTCAATAACCCTGAGCATAGCAAAAAAGAAAAGCCTATGACCTCAGATAGAATGAAAGAACTTATGGAGCTATACCCTGACTAATGGCTACACCGATTGACAAACTCTTAGTAGAGATCCGAGCAGAGACCAGTCAACTCCGAAAGGAGATGAAGAAGGTCCAAGATCAGCTCAAGAAAACAGAAGATAAAACTAAAAGTGTAAACAAAGCATTTAAGGCTCTAGCGGGTGTAGCAGCTGCTCTAGGGTTAGGAATGATTGCTAGGGATACTGTCCAAACAATCAGGCAGTTTGAGGACCTAGAAGCTACTCTAAGAGCCGTCACGGGATCTTCAGATGGTGCAGCTGCAGCTATGGCAGTTGTCAGAGATTTCACCGCAGGAACAACCTTCCAAATTCAGGAAGTGACAGCTGCATTTATTAGATTAAAACTTGCAGGTGTAGTCCCAACTACTGAGGTCATGCAGGACTTCGGTAATTTCGCAGCAGGTATGGGACGAAGTATTGAGCAACTAGCTCAAGCAGCGTTTAACGCAACAACTGGTGAGATGGAAATGCTCAAGCAGTTTGGTGTTAGAGCTGTTCAAGAAGGTGACAAAATCACTGTCACATTCAACGGAATCACCAAAGAGATTGACAGATCGGGAGAAGCGATCATTGAATATCTCAGATCTCTTGGTGCAACAGAGTTTCCAAACGCCTTAGAAGAGCGATTAAACACGCTCTCAGGCTCTATATCTAACCTTAAGGACGCAACATCAGAGTTTCAGGTAGCTATTGGTGAGGGCGGTATTACAAAGGCTCTGACAGATTTCAATAAAGAGATCACTGAAACACTAAACAATTCAAGAGGTTTAGCTTCAGGCATTGGTCAAGGTCTTACAGTAGCTCTTAATCTACTTCTAAAACCGCTTGAGATAGCCTTAGACAATCTTAAATTATTGATCTCATTGCTTGTTGGTGCGTCCATCATGGCAGCTATAAGAGGTGTTCAGGCTCTTACAGCAGCAGTGACAGTCTTAGGATTGAAAACAAAAGTCTTGGCAGTTGCTTCTGCAGCTGTAGCTGCTTTCACTGGAAACTTCAAAGCACTTGCAGCAGGTGCTCTTGTAGCTACAGGAACATTCTTTGCTCTTAGTCATGCAGAGAAGAAGTATGCTGAAGAGACAGAAAATGCAACTGACAAAGACGCAAAGCTCAACGAAACAGTCACTGTCCAAGAAGATAAAATTGGGAAACTCACAAAGAAATATAAAGAACTAGCAGGGGTTATCAATAAAGAGTTTGCTAAGAAACCATCTAATCTATTTGATTTTGGAGCTGAGAACGCAAGGCAAGACCTAGACGCATACTTCAAAGAGTTCCAACAAATACAATTAGAAGAAGCCATGAAAGCTAATGAGATGGTTCAGCTGCAGCTTAAGCAAGGTGTCAAGCCTGAAGATGTAGTAATCCCGCTTTCTATAGATCCATTCGCAGCTGATGATCAAGGACTTCTCAATCCAAATATGTATAGGGAGAAATTCTTAGAATCTCTTGGCATAGGATCAGAAGCAGAGCTTGAGGACATATTAAATGTCAATGTGATCAGTCCAGTTCAAGCTGCAAAAGACAAAATTAACGAAGCTCTAGGAATAGAAGGACCAACATTCTTAGAAGGTATCCTAGGCAATCAGGACGCACTAGAGTCAATCTTTGACATGATGGGTGGTGTTGAAGGTCTTGGCATGAGCTTCAAAGACTTCCAAGACAAACTTGAGAACGCAAGTCTAGCTGCTAAGACAGAACTCTCAGCAGTAGAAGAAGCAATGTTGAGCGTCTTTGGATCAGGTGCTAAAGATGACATAGATATAGCTACAGAAGCCGTAGAGAACAACGAGAAAGCATTAAAAACTCTTTTTGATAAGTTAGTCCTAATTGATGAAGCCTTTGCAGATATGAGCTTTGAGGAGTTCTCAGCTCAGTATGCAGCAGGTGTCAATAAATTGACGGAAGCTGTAGATGGATTAGCAGAAGCTCAGAAGAAAGTCAGAGATCAGGTCAAAGGTCTAGCAGGAGATCTTACAAATCAAGAAGCAGTCCTCAAGATACTGAATGAAGCTGTAGCACAAGGAACATTAAATCAAGATCAAGCCAACTCTCAATATAGAGATTTCTTAGAAACAACTGGTCCAATGGGACAAGCAATGGCTCAGATTGGAGAGCAAGTAGAGTCTATTAGTAGATCATTCTCTAATGAATTTGCTAATGCCATGCTTGAAGGACAGCTCTCTATGGATACATTCAAGAACTTTGCTAGGAATGTAGTTCAGGCGGTCATAGCTTCCTTCATGGAGCTCTTGGTAATTCAACCAATAGTGGACGCAATCTTAGGAGCTTTCAGTCTAGGGACAACAAGTGGCGGAACATCAGCAGCACCAAAAGCGTCAGGCGGAAGAGCTACTAGGGGTGCACCAACATTAGTTGGAGAGCGTGGTCCTGAGATCTTTGTCCCTGACACGCATGGAAATGTATTAAATGGAATGAATACCCGAAACGCACTAGCAGGTGGTGGCAGTGTAAACATAGTTCAGAACTTAAACTTCTCTACTGGCGTTGTGCCTACAGTAAGGGCAGAGATTTCCAAAATGCTACCTCAGATTGCAGAGGTCTCTAAGGAAGCTGTAAGGGACGCAGGATCAAGAGGTGGCAGTTATAGAAGGAGTTTATTAGGTGGCTAAAACAATAGAAATGCCTACATCTCCGAACTTTGTTAAGTCGGAATTTAGGTTAATAAGAACAGTAGGAGCAGTATCTTCTCCATATACAGGGAAGGTCAGGACTCAAGAATATGATGGTGTCTTTTGGGAAGCAGTGGTTTCCTTGCCGCCAATGCGTAGGAGTGAAGCGGTTAATTGGCAGTCTTTTCTCTTAAACTTAAACGGACCAGTTAATCAGTTCAAGTTTGCAGATCCTGACGCATTGGTGAAACAGGGAACATATAGCGGAGCACAATTTAAGACAGAAAATAGAACTAATGAAAGCTCTGCAACCCTCTCCTTCACTGCTTCTTCAGGCACTATTGCAGGAGCTAGTAGCACAACTTATTTCAACAATACAAAGGTAGGTGATTATATAGTCATTACTGGAAGTGCAAATTCAGCTAACAACGGCACTCATAAGGTTCTGACTAGATCTAATGCTTACACTATAACAGTAGCACCAGTGGACGCAGATAGCCTTGTAGACGAATCTAATAAGGCAGGGTGCACAATCAAATGCAATGTCAAAGGTGCAAAAGGGTTATGCCTTAAATCAACAGCAAACTCACACAACGGAACTGTCTTGGTGGGGGATTATCTAGGCTTAAGCACTGACACTTCTGACAATGCTTCAGGGTATAAGCCAACACAATATTTATATGTCACGGAAGCTGCGACACAAACTAACAATGGTGGATCAGCGTTAAATCAATACGGAGTGCGTGTAGAACCTAAGCTCAGGTCAACACTTGCTGCAAATAGCAGAGTCTACTTAACACCCGCAAAAGGAATGTTTAGGCTCATAGCTGCAGACGCTGCAGGGTGGGACGCAGATAATATTTCCAATTATGGAATAAGTTTTTCATGCGTTGAGGTAGTCTAAATGTCAAACAGAAGTGGTATATCTTCAGATCTAGCAACCTTACTATCAGAAAACAATCAGATTATTTTCACTGCAGTCAAAGCAGAGTTTGATACTGAGACTTTATATGTTTGGTCAGGCACTGAAAATATGTCCATAGATGGTCAAGAATATATTGGTGCAGGAGATCTCTTAAATATATCTGAAGTGACAGACAACTTAGATATGAGATCAAACAATATATCTATCACTTTGGCAGGTATGGACGCAACAGTTCTGAACCTAGCACTGAATGAAAATTATCAAAACAGATTCATAACAATCTTTTTAGGATTGCTGTCAGGTGGCACGGATATTGTTGCAGGAAAGATGATTCTGTTTAAGGGCAGAATGACCTCAATGACAATTAATGATGATCCTAATGGATCTACTATAGGCTTAGAAGCAGAGAATAGATTAGTAGATCTATCAAGACCATCAAATCTTAGATACACAAATCAATCACAAAGATACATCAACGACTCTGATACTTGCTTCAGCAGAGTAGCAACCCTTGCTGATAAAGAAATAACTTGGGGTAAATCTACTACTGGTGGCGGTGCAGGTGGCAGTGGCGGTGGTCGTGGCGGTGGTGGCACAACAAGGCGGGTTAGAGCATAGGTAATATGAAAAAACTACAGGACTGGAGTATTAAATTTGATGACTTTATGACAAAACATAAAGACACTCCTTTTGTGTGGGGTAAGTGGGATTGCTGCCTATTCTCTGACGCTTGTATAAAGGCTATGACAGGCGAATCACTTATACCTAAGACCCTAAGATGGTCTGATGAAAAGAGTGCCTTAAAAGCGATTAGAGACTATGGCAAGAATCTAAGTGGTGCAATAGAAAAAGCAGCAAAAAAGAAAAATCTAATTTCTACAGATCCTATGTTTATCCAAAAAGGCGATCTGCTTGTCTACAAACAAGAGTCAGAATTATGTGGAATGTATAGTGGATCTAAAGTTTTAGGTCCTTCTGAGAATGGTCTGATCACCAATCAGTATGAAGAAATAGTAGCAGTGTGGAGAATACCTAATGGGTAAGGCGATAAAAGGAGCACTAAAAGTATTTGCTGTCACCTTCTTGGTGATGACAGGTGTTGGTGCTGCTATGGGAGCTTTTGCTGCAGGTGGTGTAGGTTTCACTGGTGCACTTATCGGAAGTATGTCTATTGTTGGATTCTCAACTTTGGCAGCTGTCTCTACGCTAGTAAGTGGACTTCTATCTAAAGGCATAGAAGCTACACAAGGAAACTTTGGATCTAAGATCTCAGCAAGAAATCCACAAGCTCATAGGGCGATTGTCTATGGCAAATGTAGAGTAGGTGGAACGATTACTCATGTGCAAACTTCAGGAACAGATAATAACCTTCTGACATTTGTAGTGGTCTTAGCAGGACACCCAATAGAAAGCCTAGAAAGTGTAAAGGTCAATGATACAGTTCTAACCACAACTACAAGCGGTGGTTTTAAAGTTGCTACAAATTCATCATTCACAAACTCTGACAATGACAATGCTTTTACTGGTGGACGATTATTAAGATATAGATTTTTAAACGGAACACAAACATCAGCAGATTCAACGATCACATCAAATTCTTCTCTTGGTAGTAGTGATATCTTTACAGATTGTGCAATCTTATTCATGCAATGCGTGTTTGATTCTGAAAAGTTTGGTGGTGGATTTCCTAGAGTCAGTGCAATTATCAAAGGTAAAAAAGTCTATGATCCTAGGACTGGAAACACTGCATGGTCAGATAATCCTGCCTTATGTGTCAGAGACTATATTTCAGATACTACCTATGGACTCAAAGCAACAAATGATGAAATTGATGACACAACTGGTCTAGGTGGTTTTGCAGCTGCAGCAAATACTTGTGAATCAGATGTCATTCCTGCAACAGCTACCACATCAGGAAGCACAACAAATCAAAATTTTGTGAACATTACAGCTGCTGCTACAAATACACTTATTGAAGCAGGAGATAAAGTCACTGGAACTGGTATTAGTGGCACTGTCTATGTAGTCAACAGAAGAGGATTAAGAGTAAATTTAAGCAGTAATCAGTCTATTGGCAGTGGTGTGACTTTAAGTTTTAGTCAACCTACATACAACTGCAACGGATTTACAACCATGGGAGCTGATGGTGCAGGTGTTCTTGAAGGTCTTTTAAGTTCTTGTGCAGGGAAACTTTCTTATGTCAACGGCAAATTTGTAATGTTTGCAGGAGCTACAGTGACTCCTGAGATGACAATTACAGATGATGATGTGTTGCAACCTTTGACAATAAACACAATGTCAGCAGGTGCTGAAAGCTACAACTGCGTAAAAGCTGTCTATGTTGACGCTAATCAGAACTATGTAGCAACAGATACACCGCTATACACAAGCCTAACTCATCTAAACGCAGACACTCCTAGTGGCGAATCTACAGCAAACTATAGAAAGGAATTAGAAATACAGCTGCCATTCACCACAAGCGTCACAATGGCTCAGAGACTACAAAAAATACAGCTATCTCATCATAGAGAAAAAGTCGGTGTCAGTGTTGTAGTGCCAATAGAATATATACAGCTGCAACCTTTTGACTGGATCTATCTAACAAATGAAAGGCTTGGTTATACCAACAAAGTTTTTGAGGTTTTAGAAAGTGAGGTAATGGTCATTGGAGAAAAAGACGCACCATATCTAGGTGTGAAACTTATGCTCAAAGAGATCCAAAACTCAGTCTATGGTTTCTTAGCTTCTGACTATGAGAATCCATTGGACGAATCAGATGAAGATGATTATGGAGATTACAGTGTTTCAGCTCCAACATCTTTAGGTTTGACACAACAAACAACATCAGAAGGATCAGGCTATAAAGTAGATATCAAAGTAGCTTGGACTAATGCTGCAAGTGACAAGATTCAATCAACAGAGATCCAATATAAGCTATCTACAGACTCAGACTATACCTCAGATATTGTTGTTGGTAAGGGTGTCAGCAAAGCTCTAATACCGAATGTTGTTATAGGCAAAACCTACAATGTCAGAGCAGCTCATCAAGATGTCAACAATGTAAAGAGTGACTATACCTCAGCTGTCAATATAACTATTGCAGATCCGACAAGTATCTCAGCTCCATCTAGCTTTAGTATATCTAGCAATCCCATATCTATACTATTGAACTGGACTAACCCAAATAACCACAATTTAAGAGCTGTAAAGGTCTACAGGCACACTTCTAGCTTTACCCCTAGTGATGATACCTATCTAGTAGATAGTATCACTGGAGAGCCAAATGCGGTTCAAAGATTTGGTCAAGGTGCACATCACGGATTAAGTCCAAATACTACATATTATTTTGCTCTTAGAGCAATCTCTAATACAGGACTGCACTCATCATTCACATCAGTCAAGACAGGCTCATTTACTTTAGACAAAGGAACAGTTGGGATTATTGACTTAGATGATGTTGATTCTGCTGCAAATACAAAGCTAGGTGGCATAGAAGCAAACGCAACAGTTGGTGGAACATTAGGCACAAATATCAAAGATAGTGGCAGCACTGTTCTCAATGATAGAGATGTCAGAAATGATGATCTCTCAATAGACTTTACAGGCGGGACAACCTTTAGATTAAGAAAGGGATCAGGCGGAAATATTGCTAATGTAGACACTCAGACTTTTGACAAATCAAATGTTGGACTTTCAGACTTAGCGTCACTGGACAGCACCTCATCAACAAAGCTAGGCACTATAGAAGAAAACGCAACAGTTGGTGCAAAGCTAGGAACAAATTTCAAAGACTCAAGCAACAATAATCTAGGTGACGAAGATGTCAGGAACAGTGACTTAGATATAGATACAGATGGCACGAATCTAAGGATTAAAAAAGGCACTACTGTAATCAATTCTACTACTGTAGATAAGTCAGTAGTAGGTTTAGGCAATGTCACAAATCACGCTCAAGTCAAATCCGATCTGTCTAATTTAACCATCAATTCTAGTGATTTAGAGGTCAGCAGTGGCTCTCTACAGGCTAAAAACGCACTTAAGAATAGTCAGATATCTATCTCAGCTTCAGGCGGAACTGTCACTTTAAATAACGCTTCTTCATCAAACAATACTTTTACAAAGACTGATGTGGGTCTTGGAAATGTGACAAATGAATCAAAGGCAACAATGTTTGCAAATCCTACTTTTACAGGCACTGTAGCGGGTGTTTCTGCTACTCATGTAGGTCTAGGAAATGTGACCAACCATGCTCAGGTGAAATCCGATCTGTCAAACTTGAGCATAAATTCCTCAGATTTAGAAGTATCAGGTGGCAATCTACAAGCTAAAAACGCACTTAAGAATAGTCAGATCAACATACAAAAAGCAGGAGACGGCACAATATCCTTAGATGGTGGTGGATCAGACACCATTAGTGTTTCAAAAAGTGATGTAGGTTTGAGCAATGTCACCAATCATGCTCA